GTTTTAAAATCTCCGTAGCCGCCGAAGCCAACTGCTACATTGTGGCCTTCTACACTGTTGCCTCGAATTTTTGAAATTCCAAATCCTTTTAGCAGGTGCTCTTTTTCGTGGGTGGTCAGCGGGGCATACCGTTCTTCATTGCGCAGTTTTCTATCCGGATCATCTGTCGGCAGCGCTTTGAGATTGCTTTTGATTTCATCTGCTAAAACTTTCGCGCCGTCATATAGCGCTACTTTTGATATGTCATCAACGCAAGTTTCTATTTCACTGAGAACATTGAAAATTTCATCTGTTCCATCAATATCTAATTTAGCCATCATGCTATCTCCCAGACAAATGATGTGTGAACATAACCGGTATCATCTTCGTACTGCACGGAACGGTCGATGATCGGAATTCTCGCCGCGCCAAGCGCGTTTTCGATGGCATCCCCGATAGGGCTGTACTCATTTTTCGTAAAAAAATCTACAGTGCCCTGAATCGGGGCCTCGTGTAAACCGCCGTCCCCATCCAGCATTTCGCCATAGACGTCTTCACTCCATGTGATATAGTCACCTTCCGGATTTTTCGCAGCATAGTGACTGATCACGATACTATGATCCTCTTTGATTTTCAGCAAAGCATCTTTGACGCGTTTTAAACGTTCGTTATAGATCATAGCGATCACCCACTTTCTCGAGTGTCAGCGTGATGCTCGGCGGTGTCGTCTGCATAATCAGCTGCACGTCGGAAATTCTGTAAAACTTTCCTTCCGGGCTTTCCCGATCCACCACCCGCACTCGCCAGTCCGGCTCAACTTTCGGCACCCGAGGGATGCGGATCAGCCGATCAGCTTCGACATTGACGGCCTTTGCTGATTCACGCCGCTTGTAGGTCAGCGACAACTCGCGGAAATGCGCCCGGTACTTCAGCACTGGGCTAAGCTTTGGCATATCGCCATCTTCAGCGATATCTTTTACCGTGAAAATATCCACGGCGCCGTCTCCGAAAACCTGGCGTTTGTCTGTATCCAGCATGATCAGCCACCCGCCTTTTGGTCTTTCGCGATCTGGACTTCAGCCATGGTATCCAGTTGCTGCTGCTTTAGCAGCCCTAAGAAATTTTTTTCAAAATCTTCCAAAGCTTCAGCCTGCACATAGCGCACATAGTCGAAAAGCAAACCTTTTGCGATATTGTCTTTTTCGTAGTCGTTCGCTTTTCCAGTGATCCGATCGAGATAGGCGGCGCCGCGTTCGGCCACATGCTGGATTTTCAAAGTCAGGCTTTCATCTTCCCAAGTGATATCGAGATAAGCTTTAAGTTCTTTGAGTGTGGTATCCGATAGTGCCATGGCTCACCTCTTTAGGACTTCGTGACCGTGACTTGATAGGTTTTCGAGGCCGATCCATTAGTCACTGTAATTTTTACGATATTCGCGCCGTTCGCCCATGTCGCTGCGGTGCCGTTGGCCACCGTCGCACCGCCAACAGTGATAGCGACGGTTGCGCCGCTATCTTTCGGTGTTGCGGTGATAACGTTAGTGGCATTGGTGGTCGCTGCGGTATAGGTTGTCACCTCAGGGCTGAATCCTGGAGACAGCGATAAGCTGCCCAGGCTCAGCGCTGAAAGTGTGGCGTCAGGCGCTTTTACTCCCCCGTGATGGTTTTGACCGTCGGAACCAGCGGTTTAAGTGCCGAAATATCCAGTTTCTGAAAAGCATTGTTATCGTATGCGCGGCCTTCGCCATACAGTTTGATGCGGTATACGGTCTGATCTTCAAGGAAACGGTACTGATCCGACTTGTCGATCCTGCCTTCTTTACCGGTGCCTGTGCCCATACCGAAAAAATACTTGCTGGCCATGCCGAGGATGGCTTCACCTTTTGCAAGCGCGGTCGACTGGATGATGCGCGCCGGGATCGGCAACACGTTTTCAGCATATGTCCCCTGCGGTGTCAGCAGCATCGTGGCCGGCCGTACCTTTTCCCAGTAGTCGTCTGTGTTTACGATCAGGATCAAATCGCCGTCCGCGATATTTCGGGAATTGCCTTTGCTGGTTTTGTTGATCTTCGTCACTACAGCCCCGAGGGTCGCCGGTGTAAATTCTTTGATCACGATAGCATCTTTCGCGGGATAGGCTCCACCTACCACAGCTGCGCCGTCACTGATATTTCTATCCATCCCGATCGGCTTATCTTTGCCGTCGCCAGACACGGCAGCGGTTTCAAGACCAACTGCGATCGAATTTGTCAAAATCGTTCTGGTGTAGCGGTCGATCCACTGCGGGCCAAGGTCCAGCATCGAATTAGGTACCGGGATGAACGCGGACAGTTTCGCATGCTTCAAACTCAGCTTCGTAAAGTCAGACGCCAGTTCTTTCGAAATCGTCGACGTCAGCTCACCCCACGCGGCTGCACCCATTCCGTCACTGTTCAAGTAAATTTCCGTCATTCCGGAAGTATTTACAAAGTTGATGGCATCTAACAACGGATGACCGATCGTCAGATCGTCAAAAATTCTGTCAATGATCGACGGGGGTGTCACAACGTCGACATTCGACAGCGCCGCCATCGGCTCCTGCAAGTTCGCCCGAGCGGATTCTTCCAACTTGTTATAAAACTCGATTTCTTCCGACGTCAGCGCGTTGCCTTTCCGTGCCAGCATCACCTGATCGTCATAGGTGCCGATCCGGCCGTTGACTTCATCCAGCACGCGGGCTTCGATTGTCTGTGCGTAGGCGTTGACAGCTTTTACAAAACCTTCTTCGTCATCCTCACGGATGGCTTTTGCCATGCTCATCATGTTTTCTTTTGCTAAATCTTTAGATTTCATTCGTCTTCCTTTCTGCCTTCAAGGCTTAAAAAAAACGCCTTCAAGTTATTTGGCGTTTTATTCGTTGGTTTCTGTTTTGCTTGATTATCCGGATTTTTATCCGGCGGTTTTTCTTTGATATCATCAATCGCAGCGATCACCTTTTCCGTCGCCGTTTCCAACTCTTCTTTAAAAACTTCGACGGTCAATACGTCGTCACCTTCGCCGGCATCATTTTTCGCAGTCAGCTTCGCGAAGACCTGTTCGCTCATACTGGCCGCGATCGTGTCTGTTTCTTCCTGCTCGACTTTTTCGGTAGCAAAACCCCACTCGATTGCTTCGTCAGGCGCGATCCATGTTTCGCCATCAAGTTTGGCCTTCAGTTCATCATCATTTAGATTCACATGACCTTTATAGGCTTCGACAACCGCATTTTCGATGACGTCCAGATCATCGGCCGCTTTTCTCAGTGCCTCTGCGTTACCGCAGGCGCCCATCCATGGGTTATGGATCATCAGCAACGATGCCGGGTTCATCACCCGCTTGTCACCAGCCATAAAGATGACCGACGCGATGGAGCAGGCAAAACCATCGCAGTAGGTAGTGATCTCGGCGTTGTGATTTTTCAGCACATTATAGATTGCCAGACCTTCTGCCACTTCGCCGCCATAGCTGTTGATATGCACGTCGATATGACTTGCTGTGATTTCCTTCAGCTGCTGCGAAAGATTGTGAGCAGATACATCCGATTCAATCCATGGCCAACTTGTGATATCGCCAAAGATAGAAAGCTCTGCGCGCTCTTCATCGGGTTGAGCCAACATAAAATATTTTGCTTTTTTCAAATTCATTCACCCCCTTTATCCGGCCCTTCCCCGGTTGGTTCTAACGTTGATGCCATTTCTTCGATTGGTGTGTAATTTTTCGTGATAAAGTGTTTATCCGCAAAGTCTTCTTTCACTCTGTCTTCACCTAACTTTCTCCTAATTTCGTTGACGCTGTATACGCCGGAACTTAGCAGCTTGTCGACGTTATCTCCGACGCTCAGCACGTCAATATGCTTGATTGTTGTCGTATCGATCTTGACATAGGCGCCGGCGAAAAAGCCATCTTTCCCATATCGCTTGGCTGTGATTTCTTCTTGGATCATCTGGCAGATGGGATCGATGCAAAAGGTCAAGAAGTTGTCGATGGCATCACTCGTTCCCTCAACTCTTCCGTTAAGGATTTCCGGCGGGATACCAAAAGCCTGTGCCGTCAAATCTCGCACGTCATCGATCATCGCTCTGATATCCCGGCTCTGTTCGTTGCTGTAGGTTTTCTGTGACAGCTCATCATAAACTGTTCCACTATCCAGCGGCATAACGCTTGATTCTTTTTCGAAAAACTTAGAAAATGCTTCGCTATAAGCCTCGATGACGGCGTTTCGTTTGTCTTCGTCTCCATTGCTTAGTCCTTCGACCTTCAAAATGCCGTGATTGCCTCGGGACTTCAAAAAAGAATCGATCGCATACGACAACAAGTCTTGGTAATTCGTCATAAAGGCATCTGTCACGCGCTTCATATTTCCGGCCGGCAGCCTAAAGTACAAGACTTCACTTTGCTTGTATGGCCGTTTTAGGTATATGGTCTGTGCGTTGCCTCGGCCGTAAAAAGCAATGTCCTTAAAAATCGCTTCTCTTAGCGCATAGGCGTCGACTGTAAAATCATCTGCCACCAGCAGCTGAGAACCTTCCGGCGTTTGCGTTTCGATAATCAGTGCTTCACCTCGCGACATTAGCGAAGCAATCCACTTATGGATGAACTCCGATGATCCTTGATTCAGATTCGGCTGCATATTCCAAGTGTAGTATTCATCTTGTTTCACCTCTTCGTGATGCATATACGTTTTGAACTCACATTTGCCTATGGCGTTCGCGATCAGCGTGACGCATTGGCCGAATGCAATATTTTGAATGCCGGCGCAGCGTCTCGCCATTGATGCGATCATTGCGATATCATCATCCGGTAAGTCTGCGATTTCGTCTTTTCCAATATCACGCCTTAAAATTTTAGACTGAAACCATTCTGTAAAAGTCATTCACTGTTTTGCCCCCTTTCTTTTTCGCAATCAAAAAGGGCTATAGATGATCAGATCATCCAGCCCTTTGCTGCTTTTTAGCTTTTCTTCAAGCGTCATCGCCGCCACCAGCGCCATAAAAGGATCTGTTTTGCGGCTTTTCCCCTCGATTTTAGCGTAGTAATAATTTCCGGTATCTGTTCCCGCTTTTTTCCCGGCGCGTACCAATTTTGTGTTATTGGTTGCCCATCGCAAAGGCGGGTTATCGCCCCAGGTAAAAAGCTGGTGATTGAAGCAGCTGTCAATGATGGGTTGTGTCTTCATGATGTCGGACGGCCGGATAAATTTCAGCACACCGCCTTTTTCATCGGTGTATCCGATCTTTTCCAGCTCATCACGAAGCAGCGCAAAGCGGTAAGAGTCCAAAGCCAAGCCGGCGATGTGATACCGCTTACCCATCTCGTGGATATACTCCGTGATAAGCGCTGCTGGGATTTCTACATCATCCACAGGGGTTAAAAGTTCCCGCTCTGCCCACTCCCGCCATGGTGCCCGGATTCGGACAAGCTCCGGATTTTTCAGACACAGCCAGGAGTGGCTGATATCGAAGCGCTGATCATCCTTCACAAAGTGGAAGTCCACCGATGCCCAGTCCCGAAGTGACGCATAGTCGATGCCGACCACGCAGTCCCACCCCGTCATATCCGGGAGTTCCTGATTCGTGGCCACGATATTATGCCATTCTGTGACAGCCAAATCCATATTTGTTTTTGGTAAATTCATACGCTTAGTCATGAATTCCAAGTTGGTTTGAACGTCGATTTTTCGCTTGACGTTTTCGGATTCGATCTCGAGCTTCAGCGTCGGCAAGTACGGCAAGGAAGGATTGGCCTTGATCCAATTTTTCGGATCGTCTGCCTCTTCTTCTTTGTCGATCTTATACAGCATCGGACACAGTCTTAAACTTTTTGTTTTCCCGCTCAGTACATCGTGTGCTATTGTCAAATCCTTATCCAGCACGCCGTCCCGGACATAACCGTTAGTTGTAATTTTAAATGTTCGACTATGCGGAACTTTTCCGAATCCACTTTGAAATGTCCCGATGGCATCAGCATTTTCATAAGCATGTTCTTCATCGACGATGAGGCATCCTGAACGCTTGCCATCTTTCGTGTTGGCGTTGCTGGTATTGTATTTGATATAGCTATTAGTGTTCCGGTTGACGATTTCCTGACGGTTCCACCTAAAAAACTTTTTTGACTTTGCTTTTGTATTTTCAAGTGTGTTGTACACGTCGAAAAACGACGTCTTGGCTTGATCCTCGCTATTGGCTATGATATCTACGTTATAGCCTTTGACTCCGTGATATTTCGTCGTCAGGTACCACGAAACAGGACTGATAAATCCGTTTTTTCCATTTCCCCGCCCCATCAAAATTAGATACTCCGAAAAAACCAGCGTATCATCTTCTGGATAAGTGGCGTGCATCAAAGCAATCACACATTTTTCCCACGGAAAAAGCTGATAACCAAAGTATTTTTCCATCAATTCGATAGCTTTTCCCGTCTTTTCTATTCCCAAATCTACGTTTTTCGCGCCAATTATTGGGTAGATGTAGTCGCAAAACGCTATCATTTCCTGGCTTGCTTTTACTTGTCTGCGGGCGATCGGCATAAGGTAATCATCGATATACTCACATTTCATCTTCTAAATCATCTGTTTCTGCTGCCGGTTCATCCAGATGTAGCTGTTGCCGGATTTTGATCATCTGCGCCGAGGCTTTTTGCAAATCGATCAGGCTGTCGTTTGTTTTGATATTCTTCATTCCACGCGAATTGATCACTTCAACTTTTGTCCCGCGCTTTTCAATGTCTTGTCTGAGTTGTCGCGCCGATTCGCAAAGAGACATATATATGTCAACTTGATCAATCAACGCTTTTCCCACCTCGCCGTAGTGCTTTCTAAGTTGATCTATCAAATCTTTTCTGATGTCCAAATGCCACTTGCTTTTTTTCATTCCTGATCACC